ATGAGAGTAACTCACAGTTTAGTAAAAAAAATGCCAAAGCAAAGTCGACCACGGGAACGGTTGGAAAAGGATGGTGAAAAATCATTGTCTACCCATGAATTATTAGCGATTCTACTCCGGACAGGTCCAAAAGACAGCAGCGCTGTGGAATTATCATTGAACCTTTTAGCAGCATTTGAAGATTTATATTATTTAAAAACAGTTTCCATAGAAGAATTGATGTGTGTCAACGGAATTGGTCGCACAAAAGCAATTGAAATCAGAGCTGCAATTGAATTAGGAAGTCGCATTGCAGCTGCGACACAAGAAAAAAAGGGACAAGTGACTTCAAGCCATACGATTGGCAAAATGTTAATTAAGGAAATGAAAGATTTGCAACAAGAGCATGTAATCACGCTATTTCTTAATACAAAAAATGAAATTATCAAAAAAGAAACCATTTTTGTAGGCGGATTGAGCCAGTCGGTAGGGATGCCAATCACCTAAAATGCTATAAACGCCAATGTATTAATACTTCATCATCGTTTATTGTAATTTTATCAATAAATTCATCAATCATTTTAATCTTATTTATCGTTGTTTCTGTATCCCAATCAAAATCTTTTAAAGTTTGTAATTTAGATTCTATTTCTTTCTTAGTTTTTACTTTTTTTAATTTAGATAATTCCATTTCTAAGTTGTTCTTTTGAATGTTTAGATTGTCTATTCGAGAACTTAATAACTCAGTAGAAATATTTCCAAGTTGGAACAAGTCAACCAGCTTGTTTATTTGTGATTCTAGGTTCTTGATTTCTTTTTCAATAGTTTTTCTATTGTCCAATAGCTTTAAATTGGTTGTAGAAGTTAATTCTGCGACTGTAAGCTTATTAATTTTATCAATGGTACTTTGTTCTAGCTCGTCTGCATTGTATCTCTTATTAACGCAATTGCGATCCTTTACCATAGTTTTGGAACTAAGTGACCTGTTTTGAGAGTAACAAGCATATTTAACATAGCGGTATTTAACCGAACCAGTGACTTGTCTATAGTACTTAGCACCACATTTAGCGCAATAGATTTTTCCAAGTAGCAATCCTTTTTGATTATAGTCACCTTTGTAGGTTTTATTAGCACGTTTACCATATATTTCTTGAACGTTTTGAAATATTTTTTTATCAATAAAAGTTTCATGTAATCCGTCATATATTTCACCAGCAAAATTAATTTTTCCAATATAAATTTTGTTACGGAGTATGCCTTTTACTAAGTTCGGTGATTTTACTTTACCAGGATATTTAGTTCCTAAAATTTCAGCTATTTTATTTGTTCCGTAACCCTCTAAATATAAATCAAACATTTCTTGTACAATAATTTTTTCAAACTCATTTACTTTTAAGATGTCGTTCTCATACCTGTAACCAAACGGAGCAAAATTACCGCCTCCTTGCCACTTACCTTCTTTAGCTCTCTCAATCTTACCCATACGCGTTCGCTCTGTAATCGCATCTCTTTCAAGCTGAGCGAATACTGATAAAATGCCTATCATAGCTCTACCAAAAGAAGTGGAGGTATCAAAGGATTCATTCATACTAATGAAATCTACTTTATTTTTTAAAAATACATCTTCAATTAAGTAGAGAGTGTTTTTCTGAGAACGAGATAAACGGTCTAATTTATAAACCAATACAATATCTATCATTCCTTTTTCAATATCGGTTATCATATTTTGAAGAGCAGGTCGGTCTAATTTAGCTCCAGATATTCCAGGGTCGGTGTAAGTTCCAACTATTTGATAATCTTTAGCTTTTGCATAGTTCGTTAATTTTTCTGTTTGAGCGCTGATTGAATAACCTTCATTAGCTTGTTCGGTTGTTGATACTCTGACATATAATGCTACGCGATTCATAGTTTACTCCTTTCAAGAATGCGTTTCGTTAATTAAAAAAAGAAAAGCCCGAAGGCTTATCTTTTTTTAATTATTCAAATTTGTTACGGCATAGTCAGCTTCTTCAGGAGTAAACTTCTCACCATACTCAGAAGTTAATTGCTCTCTAATTGCCTCTGGAGACATAGCCATATTGTCTTGGTAATTCTTAGCAGTTTTAAGTGCATTGGCATTCCAATCTGCTTTAATATTATCAATTGCATATTGTCCAGCTTCAGCAGAGAATTTTTCACCATATTCAGAAGTTAACTGATCATATATTCCCATACGAGACATATACATACGTTTAGAATAAGTTTCAGCTGATATTAAAGCTGATTTGTATTCAGTCGGAACATTTTCTGCTGCTTCCTGAGCCGCTTTTTTTTCTGCTTTGGCCTGAGATTCAGCCGCAATTTTATCGTCAGCTTCTTTTTTTAACCTGTCTTCTTCCGCTTTTTCAGCAGCCAAATATTCTGCAGAAGGAGTTATTTTAGTTTTTTTAGTAGAAGATTTCCCATCAAGTGAAGAAATGATTTCTATAATTTTATCTTTGTTTTTTGATAAAGAATAAGAAATTGAGAAAGTTCCTTGTTCATTAGCTAGAGAAGACTCGTTCATAATACCGAGCCCTATTTTAATTTCTGACCCAGGTTCTGTTTTACCTGTTATTACAGCATTTCCATCTTTATCAGTTTTTATATCTAATGAATCTAGTTCTAAAGCCAAATCTTGTTTTGAAGAATCTTTATTTTGTTTAGATTCTTTCTTAGAAGATGTGTTTTTAGTAGCAACTTCTTTTTCGGTTGTTTCTGATTTACCTGAATTGGGAGAGGTTACACCTACCAATACAAAACAAACTACTGTAGCAATTATCGAATAATTCCTCATTTTTTTATCAGGCTTCTTTTTTATAAAATACCATATTCCAACCGCTGATAAAATAAATAGTAATGCAAAAAATGAACTCATATTTCCTCCTTTTTGAAACAAACAACAACGAAAATACTCGGGTAGTCATTTATTTCTGTTTATATTCAATTTAACTATAATACTATAACACAATGTTTAGAACGAAACTATACTATTTTAACATTAATTATAGAATAACTTTTCCAACAAATTTAATTATGTCGCTATTTTCGATATTAATATCGCCGTAATCACCATTTAAAGATACTAAGGTCATGCTAAACTGGTCATAATATATTTTTTTAATATATGATTCATCATTCACGATAACAATTCCGATAGAACCGCTTTGTAATTCTTTTGTCTTCTTTACGAATATTGTTTCATGGTCCTTAAACATAGGTTTCATAGAATCTCCGTTGATTGTTAAAGCGAAATCAGCTTCATCAGGTATTTCATCTTCATACAAACAAATTGTTTCATTTGTTTCTCCATCCATATATTCTCCAGTTCCAGCAGATACATAGCCTTTCCACGGAAATTCTAATCGTTGTTTTTCTTCTTTGAAATTTTGAAGATTAACTATTTTGTTGTTTTGTTCTTCTAATTGTTGTTCGGCGAAAGAGTAGACTTTCTTTTGTCTTTCTTTTTCTAGCTTATTGTAAATGGAAGTTATATCAGATTTCCGTTCAATAGGAACATTTAAACCTAGTAACCATCCTTCGTCAATTTCAAGCGCTTTTGCAATTAAAAATATTTTATCTTGTTTAGGATCGTACTTGCCAGACAACCATTCGCTAATTGAAGAACGTGATATTCCTGTTTTTTCTGACAAATCTTTAGGTTTCATATTTCTGTATTCAAGAGCGTATTTAATTTTAGATGCAATATCATTCATGTTTCTGAACACCTCCTTGTCTAGAGTATACATTATTATATAAGTAGATTCAATAAAAGTTAAAAAATAATTTCGGAAAAACGAATTTTATTATTGACTTATTAATTATCTAGGTGTATATTAGTGTTAGTTCGGAAAACCGAAAGGAGGTAGGGATATGCTAAACGAATCAAAAATTGTATTTAATCACGATAAGTTAAGAGGGCTTATGAGAGAAAAGGGAATTACTCAAGAAGATTTAGCTGAAAAAATATCAATTTCTAAAACGAGTTTGAGTCTAAAATTGAATAGCAAAGTAATGTTTTCTCCTAAAGAAATGCTTAATATTCAAAAAACGCTAGATATTAATGATGAAGATTTCAAAGTTTATTTTTTTACAGCTTTAATTCGGAAAAACGAACAAGAGAGACAAACTGCTTAAAATAGGAGGATGTACAATGACAAACTTACAAAAATTTAATTTTGAACAAAATGAAGTACAAACAGTTCTAATTAATGAAGAGTTATATTTCATCGGAAAAGAAATATCAACGATCCTTGGTTACTCGAATTCAAGAAAAGCGTTGAGTGACCATGTAGACCCTGAGGACAAATTAGTTCTAACGTCACAAATCGTTACTTTAGAAAACATACCTAACAGAGGGCTCATAGGAATCAACGAATCTGGTTTATTTTCATTAGTAATCGGGAGCAAACTTCCAACAGCAAAAAAATTCAAACGCTGGGTCACAAAAGAAGTCCTACCATCTATTAGAAAAAACGGAATGTACGCAACAGACGAGCTGTTAGACAATCCAGACTTGCTAATCGAAGTAGCCACAAAACTAAAAGAAGAACGCACCTTGCGTCTTGTAGCTGAACAGAGAGTAGCAGAATACGAACCGAAAATTGGATATTTAGACAGTATCTTGCAATCAACAGATACAGTAGCGATCACGCAAATTGCAGCGGATTATGGATTGTCAGCAATGGCACTGAACAAGAAGCTACATGAATTGAAAGTGCAACACAAAGTAAGCGGTCAATGGATTCTATATACGAAACATCAACGTGAAGGATACACAAAATCGCATACTGTTAAAGTTCCGAAAGCAGATGGAACAGAAAAAGTAGTCATGAACACGAAATGGACACAAAAAGGAAGATTGTTCATTTACGAATTGTTAAAAGACAACGGAATTTATCCTTTAATGGATATCGAACAATTACAACTAGCTTAGGAGGAAACCAAAATGACACGCAAATATAAAAAAAGAAAAAAAGATACGTACACCATTATTGATTTAGATCAAAACGGTAACGTAATCGAGGATTTATCAAAAATCGTAATCCCAAGAGAAAGACAAATGCGATTACTGGATTCTATTAATCAAACTAGGCATGTTGTTGCAGTGAGTAAGGCGAAAGGTGAGAACTATGCTTAATAAGTTTTGGTGGTTCGTGATAACGCACGAGGACGTCTCAACAGGAATCATCCTCATAGCATCTATCGCATTAGTCTTATGTATTAAATGGTTGATGAAGTCTATTGCGGAATATAGACGAGAGGAAAATGTTAGGAAGTATTTGGATGAGAGGAATTGGAGGAGATAGTCGTGAACGAAGGTCAAGTAAAAAAATTCATGAATTCTGTAAAGAAAATAGAAAAAAACCTTGAGTCTATTGCAGTAGACACTAAGGCTTTAAAAGACATTGAACACGCTAAACGGTTGAATGAACAGAGCTACACAACACTTGATTTGATTAAGGATTCTGCGCTCGCATTTATTCTCGGTATAGTTGTCGGATGTATGTTATTCCAGCTAGGAATAGAGTTGTTGAAATAGTAAGCAATTTAAAAAAGTTATCGTTGCCATTTTCATAAAAAGAAGTTGTATTAAAAGATACGTACCCAAGTACAAAAGATAGCAGTAACGTGTTGTTTCTTTTAGCAAAAAGATATTTTTGATAATCTATCCAACTAGAACTTATCTTAACTTGGTGATTGGGATTTAATGAATTATATTCAGCAACATTTATTTTTTGCTCATTAAATTTCGTTCTAGCTTTATTCTGTAAACGTTGTTGGTACTTGGTTCCGTTCATTTGGTAAATCCAATAGAAAAATAAAAATATAGAAATGCGACCAGACCAACGTTCCACAAATGGCAGTATTTTAAGTGCTAAATCATACAATTTTTATCACCTCACTTTCACCTTGATTATAACAGGAGATAAAAACAATTTGTACAAAATAATAATAAGGAGCTGATTAAATGCTACAAGCCAGTATGGCAATCATGGTCATCTCGATACTACCTTTAAGCTATGTGATTGAGAAGATATGTAAAGGGGTAGCGAAACATGACACCGACAGATAAATTAATTAAAGCGCTTTCTATCTTGAAATATGAAACGAACAAGGATTCAATCAATCCGTCAGCCACTCAAAAGAAATACCGTGAAGGTATTAAAGATGGCATGGAATTTGTGATTGAGTATATAGAAAATAATGTATTGGAGGAATCGGAAAATGAAAATAACTAGCGAACAATTATCAGATGCTCTCTTTGGATTTTATATGAGTAGCGATAAGTTGGACGGGCATGACATCGAAGATGTTTGTGAGATTTTAAAGGATATGAAAGCAGTTGGTTATATCGAAATAGGTTCAGTTGAAACGGAGGAGGAACAATCATGAAACATGTGAAGCGCATTAATTTTTATTTAAGTAAAGTAAATGAATATTTTGACAGCTCCGAGGTGAGAATTAAGTTCCCTAACCGATTAGAACGGTTGGTTAAATATAGAGAGGCATTAAAGGATGCTTATGCCAATGAAAAAAGTTGCTAATGACTGGAATCATTAGCAACCGCATAGTTTTACATGTGTCTTGGCTAAAGACATATTACCACGAAATGAGGGTGATTGTAAATGTTGAAAATTAAAATTGAAACTGAAATGAACCGATTAAACATGATTGATTTATATGACGACGATCTATGCTTCGAAAAAATGTCAGATGAAAGTATACAGATATACGCAGGCGCAATTGAAGATCTGGGCGAAATTATTACAGATTTGCAAACGAAGTATTGCTTTACCAAGGAAGAGGTTGAACAGCTTGATTTAATACAAGACAAATTAGCTGTTCGGGTCCAAAATAATGACTTTGACAAGTTTATCAGAACCTTAGATTTATTTATGAAAGGGGAAAGCATTTCATGACAGAAAAAAAATTTACTAAAGCACAAAATGAAATATTCAACGAACTATATCAAATTGACGTGAACCAAAATGTTGAACAAAAGAATAAGTTGAACTATCTATCGTGGGCATGGGCTTGGGCAGAAGTTAGTAAACGATCGAATAGTGTTTCATATGTAGTTGAAAGAGATCCTCAAACGAACTTGCCTTACTATTATGACCCGAATACAGGCTACATGGTTTTTACAAAGGTAACGATTGATGGTTTTACACATGAAATGTGGTTGCCAGTAATGGATGGATCAAATAAAGCGATGAAAGCAGAATCGTACACTTATCAAGTTAAAAAGTATGAAAAATATAAATGGACCGGTGAATACGAAGATAAAAAAGTTGAAGCTGCTACTATGTTTGATATTAATAAAGCAATCATGCGTTGCTTGGTTAAAAATTTAGCGATGTTTGGTATTGGGTTATATATCTTTGCGGGAGAAGATATGCCAGAAGATGTCACGATGTTTGAACCTGCACCAGAAAGAAATAAAAAAATATTTATTAAAACAATCGAAGAAATCGCAGCAAACAATAACGTATCTCTTGATAAAGCAATTGAGATGCTTACAGAAACAGCTAAGGTCACTGCAGATGATTCTAAATGGACCAGAGGTGACTTAGGGTTGTTGAAACGTGGGACTACTTGGTTGAAAGACCAGTTAGAAGCACAGAAAAAAGAAAAGTCTGAGAGCGAATGAATTATATAGGCAAATTTAAAGGGGTTAACGGCTCGTTTGTGACGTTTGAACTTAATGAGCCATTTGACACTTTAGAAGCTCGCAGAAAGGCAGGCAGTGGCATAATCAAAGCGTTTATCGAAGTACAGGACAACGACATGATATCTGATGACCAACGGAAAAAGATATTTGCTTTGATAAATGACATATGCGACCACACAGGCTACATGTTTGATGAAATGGATCAGAAAATGCGCTACTACTTCAGGGCAGATACAGGGTGCGAAGTATTCAGCTTGGCGAGAAATAAAGTCACGAAAGAATTTGCTAGTCGCTACATCGAATATATTATCGAATGGTGCTTTAAGACAGGCGTTCCATTCTTATATCGTGACTATCATTTAGCAGCAGATGAAACAAGAGTGTTGTTTCTATATCTCAAATACCGCCAATGTTTCATATGTGGCAAGCAACACGCCGATGTTGCTCATGTGGAAGCTGTTGGAGCTGGTCGTAACAGAAGAAAGATAGACCACTCAAAACACCACTTCATGGCGTTATGTCGTAATCATCATGTAGAACAGCACACCATTGGAATGGACACATTTTTAAAGAAATACAAATTAGTTCCTATCAAATTGAACGAGGAACAAATCAGAGAGTTCAAAATAGGAGGGTAACAATGGCACAACGAAGAATGTTTAGTAAAACGATAGTAAGTTCAGATTTATTTTTAGATATGCCGAAGTCAACACAGGCGCTTTACTTTCACTTGAATATGAATGCAGATGATGACGGATTTATCGGAAGTTCCAAAATGATTATGAGAATGATTGGAGCAAGTGACGATGATATGCGACTACTTTTAGCGAAAAAATTCGTCTTTGAATTCGACAGCGGAGTGGTCGTTGTGAAAGATTGGAGAATTCACAATCAGATACGAAAAGACCGTCACAAGCAGACGATTTATACCGATGAATTCCAGCAATTGCAGGCGGTTGAGAACAATTCTTATGAACGGTTGCCAGTTGGTTGCCAAGAGGTTGCCCTAGGTAAGGTTAGGTAAGGTTAGTCTAGGTAAGTCTAGGTTAGACAAGGATAATGAAGAGCCAAAAAATATCGTCGTCGACAACGAATCGCAAACTATTCCAAATCCATTTTCTTTTTACGAAACGAACGGATTTGGAATGCTAACTCCTTTTTATCAAGAAAAAATCGGATTGTGGATTGATGATTTCAAATTGATTGGATCAACAGAGGATGAAGCTAAGTTCATTTTAATTAAAGCAATGGAAGTTTCATTGATGAACAACGTTAGAAAATGGGTTTACGTTGAAAGCATCTTGAAAAATTGGGAACAGAAAAAATTAAGCACAGTTGAAATGATAGATGCGGATGAGTTATCCAACAAAGCTTCTAATCAGTCTAGCAAACAATATAAAAAGAATTACGTAAGAACTGAAACATTACCAGAATGGGCTAAAGATGAATACGAAGAACCACCTGTTAAAAATGAGCTGCCTAAAATATCGGATGAAGAGTTCCTAAGAGAGATGAGCGCTTATGACGAATGACATCAATTGGGGGCAAGTGTTGCTTTATTATCCAACACCTGATGGGTTTGATAGTTGGTATATCGATAAATGCAAAGAAGATATGCGTGAGAACGTACAGAATGGCGGAAATCCTAAGGACAAAGTAGCTGAAAAAATATTTTTAAGGCTTTGTCGGTTAGTAGACACTTACTGTAAACAGGATATTGATTGGAAAAAGACAGCTTTAGATTACTGGAACGAAGTGGAGGATGAGTAGATGGCTAAACCGTGGCAGATATTTGAAAAGCAACTGATTGATGCAAACAGCTATTACAGACGAAAAGGATATGGCTGCATTGATAAAGTACCAAACGACATGAAGACAATTAGAGTAGGCGGTCAGATGATTTCTGTACCAAGTGGAAAGACTGGCTGTGACTTCTTAGGAGTTTACAGAGGACACGCAGTAGCGATTGAAGCGAAGTCCACGGACAATAAAGCAAGCTTTCCTTTTGAGTCGCATAATAAACCGAGGATTGCACCACATCAAATTGAATTCTTGAAAGATTTTGAGAAGTCAGGCGGTAAATCGTTCATATGCGTTAAATTTAGCAAGGTAAACAAGTGTTATCTGTTGCCGATAGATAAATACTCACAAATAGAACAAGATGCCTTAAAAGCGAAAAGAAAGAGTATTCCGATAGCTAGCTTTTCGGGTCATCTGGTAAACGAACGAGGGTACATTTTAGATTATTTACAAGAAGTGCAGTAATGAAACTACTAGACAGCTTCAAAGTAGGCGACCGAATCGCAGTTTATTACAAAGATACACTTGAAAATAAAGGAATTGTTAAGTTGCTTCACGAAAAAGGTGCCAGCTTGTGGGTACAGGAAAACGAACCTTACCACACTTATATTGGCGATTGTTTTAAAGGTGAATTAGAGGAAGTCAAAGAAATTGAGTACGAACAATTAGAACTGATTTGAGGTGCAATATGATATCACAGAACGAAGCAAGAGCCATCGCAAGTGATTATTTAATCATCAACGCATGTAAGCTTGTGAGAGTGGTTTTACACGATGATCACTATGCAGTAATCGGAGAAGACCAAAACGGTAGAACGCAACTGTTAAAAGTCGCCAGTAATGGTGAGTTGTATAAACGGAAAAGTGTTTTAGAGCAGTGGCAGATTGCTTATGACTAGGAGGGGTAGCAATGGGAAGGCGTAAAACATGGACGATTGAAAATGAAGCATATCTAAGTGAGAACTACGGAATTATTCCGATACTGGATATTGCAGAAAAATTAGAAACAACGGAGTTGGCAGTTGAAGCTCACGCAAGAGTGATAGGACTGTTGACAAAGCGCAGCAAGAAGGCAGATAAGAGCTTTGAACTAGGTTCTAAAGTCTTGTTTAAGAGGAACGGAGCTTGGGAAAGAGGGATTGTCCTTGCTTTTATACCAGATGGTGTAAAGGTGAGACCCTCGAATGGTAAGAAGCTTGAATCGTATGTCACTGGATTTAAAAACGTTAGGAAGGTGTGAGGGAATGACGCTATATAGACACTTAGAACTCTTGAAAGAAACGTTAGAAAGCGAACTTGATAATATTGATACAAAAATGGAAAGAGTAGATGATGTTGACACCGAATTAATCTGTATCATCAACGAGTTAGAAGACATTGACGATACAGATGAAGTTGAGGATATCCTAGAAACTGTAGAAAATGTAGTAGAGCAACTTACCGAGATAAGAAAGAAACTGTATTAGGATTAGGAAGGTGTGAGGAAATGAGATATACAGCAGTAAGAGAAGTTAATATTTCCATTGACGAAAAAATTTACAACGAAAAATGGCTACAAGAATTTTCTAAATATATGTATCAAAAAAATAATGTTGATGAACTAGCAAGACATATTCTGCAAGTTTTATTAAGACTTGGAATGGATACGAATATCGAAGGCATTGGTTATATCAAAGTTAACGGAGAGTACCCAACTTTTGCAGATGACTATACAAAAGCACCTGGTATTGAAGTGACTATTGATTTTGATGAGATAGATATTTACTAGAAAGGTGTGAGGAAATGACAGCTAAAAACTATGTTATCCAAGTAGGCAACATGTATTTCAAAGGATGGGGAGAAGACCCGTTAGAACCTGTTTTCCTTTTGCCAGATGCGGTGAGCCATAACAAGTTTGTCAGACGATTTACAACAGCAGAGTTGCCGATTGCGGAGAAGTATTGCGATCAGTTCGGCGGAGAAATTAAGGAGGTAGGGTAATGACAGATAAAAAATACACGCATAAGATTGTGATGTTTGACGTTAACAGTGCTAAGAGAGTGGCGGTTTTTGACAGTGGAGAAGCAGCGTACGGTTTTAGTTGTGTTTTTTATCAAACGTCAGATCGTTTCAAACTATCAGCTTGTGACAGCGAAGGGACCACTTTTGTGATTAACAACATCGTACAAATAAATCCAGTTGAGGTGATTGAGCATGACTAGAGAAATTAAGTTTAGAGGTAAAGTTTCAGGGCAATTTGACGAATTAGAAGCAGAAGGTTGGATAGATGAAAACGGATGGGTCGTTGGAAATTTAATACAAAATGGAGACTATCCTATGTTTGTTGGGGATTTAGTAGAAATTGACGATGAGTATATTGCACATGAATGGTGGGTATCTGTTATTCCGGAAACGATAAGCCAATATACAGGATTGAAAGATAAAAACGGTGTGGAGATTTACGAGGGAGATATTGTGAACTGCACAAGTGGATGCCCCCACGAAATCGTATTTTTAGAAGAATACGCAGGAACCTATATTGGCGGAATGCCAGCTTGGTATTTGTCAGGACTTAACAGCGGTTATTCATGGACTGGTGAAGAGGAAATCACCGGCAACAAGTTTGATAATCCGGAACTGTTGGAGGGATAGTATGAAACGCCTTAGTTTTGCTAGAACCGAAAGAGAAATAAAGAAAGAACTGAAACTGTTGAAAGAAATTCAAAGCAAAATGATATATTTTGGGAATTTTACGAAGAAGGATATTGCCGAAGAAATTATTAGATTAAATGAAGATTTAGCATGGAAAAATAGAGATGTTAATAAGCCAATGAAAGAATTAGTGAGGAAGAAGTGAAGTTATAGTGAATACAAAAATCAGATGGAGAACCATCATGGAAATCAATTATCGTGAAGGAAGAAAGCAAGGAATGTATTTCAATCGAAAGTATTACAAAAAACTTAGTAGGGTTTGGGATAGAGCGAGACGTTTACGCTTGTCAGAGGAATCATTTAGCGATTTTTCTATTAGAGTAATAGCAGCGGAGCAACATGGATACAAAATTACAGAAATGAAAATGTCCGTCTCTCAACTTGAAAAACATTTAGTTAAAATCAGCAAAGGAAGAAAAAAAGGAGAAATATAAATGGATAAAGACGGAGTTTACATCGTAAAAGATGGGAAAATTACTCATATCATGCCAGAGGGCGGATATGGTCAAGTGATCGTGGGATTTACGAACTCAAAACCAAACACTGCAGAAGTAAAGAAAACAATTAAATTATAAAGTCTGGTCGAAAAAATCGAAGGACACTTTAACGAGCGCTTATCGCGTTGGTTGAGGTGTCCTTTTTTGTTTGGAGGAAACAGGATGTGGAAAGGTGCCGACGAATTAGTAGTGCAATATAAAGAGGGTTTGAGCGAATTATTAGCAGAACGAGAGCTGATAAAGCAGAATGACGAAAACTCACCCGATATTAGACTTTTGGGCGGTATGATTTCAGATATGCAACATGCGATTGAATGGCTAGAGACAGCAAGAGAACCAGGAATAAGACGACAGATATCAAGAAGGTCGGGATATCAACGAACAAGCTTGTGGGGAGATACACAACACCTGTCATTAATGGAACATGAGGAGAACGAAAATAAAATTCCCTTAACCGAAGAAGAGATAAAGAAAATTGATGATATTTTAGAACGACTTCCAGCAAGTGAACGAGCTGTTTATGTAGCAATTGAAGGGAAAGGCTTATCTCAATCAGAAATAGCCGATTATTTAGATGTGAGCGTTAATTCTGTTAAAACTTATATCAAGCGAGCTAGAAGAAAAGTAAAAAAACAATTGGAAGATGGGTGTCAAATTACTTTATTGTAATTCTTGCCACCCAGTTGCCACCAATAAGTGAGAGCTACATTTTGAAACAGCAAACAAAATAAATGATATCGATATTGAGTTGCTTAATTATTCAAATGTACCAATCAAAAAAATAAATCGTTTGAAATTAATTAATTTCTTCAACAAAAACGATTAGGCTGTTACTCACGTAAAGTTAGGACATAATTTAAATTCCTTATCATCATCTGAAACACTTATGCGCAGAGTGTTGTTGTTAGGAGTTTGCTAAGTTAGTTCTTGGACGGAGCTAACTTGGGATTGATTGCACGGTGCTTTAGGGCGCTGTGCTTTTTACATATAAAAGAAAGGAGATGTTAAGTTATGCAACAATCAAATAATATTAGTGTAGTAGTTGAAATCCAAAATATAAATGAATTAAAAAAGTCACTCAGTGAAGCAGTGAGCTTGACTGAGCAACTGACTGGTAAATTAAGTGAAATTGAATCGTTTGTACCAGATATTAAAATCCCATTTTCTTAGCAACCCATTCTTCTATTGCGCTAGCTAACATATCTTCCCAAGAATCAAACGTAGAATTTGAAGCAACGAAGTTATCTAATACACTTTCGTTAATATCTTCAATTGCTTCTTGGCTGCTAAAATCAAGTCCACTGGCAGATGTGAAATCTTCAATTGTAGAATAATCTGTATGTTTTGAAATGAAGTTAGACGTGAATAATTCATTAAACGGGATTTCGTTATCACCATCTAGTTCTTTAGCAGTTTTTGATATTTTATTTAAATGTTTTTCTAGATCACTGAACCCATTACTCAATATTTTCACCACCTTAAATAATTTCAGCAGACCACTTGCTGATAACTAATTATATCTCAATACTATCGTGTATAAGCATTACAAATAGTACTAAAAGTCTAACGATTTTGAACTTATTAAAAGGAATGCGAATTGAATTGTTTATACTAAATTGAATAGTTTAATTTTTGAAATGCTTATGTATAGGCATTTGAATCACTTAATTTGACCGAACGTTAGTTCTTGTGTATAATAATAATATAGTCCTTGAGATTATATCTGCTAGTAAGGAGTACTAAGAAACAATTGTTTTTTAGGCTTCTTTCTGTTTTAATTAAGTTAGCAGATATTAATTTTATAAGGAGTGTAGTCAAGTGGCAGTGAAAAAAAGATCAGTCAGATTTGAATTCTTTCAAGTGAACGGAAAGTTATTGGAAGGAGCCAGTGTTAATAGAGGTTTATATGATTTATATCCTTTGGCAGATTCAATAAATAGAATGCCTAAAATGCAAGATAAGGATATAAATTTATTTGGTGAAAAAGTTAGGATGGATCGTTTTTTTGAAGTGAATACTATACCTGAACTTTATGCGATGCATTTTACAAGATTAAGAAATGACAAACCTGCATATGCCGAACTAGATAATGAAATTCTAAAAGAAATACCGCTGAATCCAGGAGAATATATTGCAGAAGATATAAGTTGTTTGTATGATAGAGAATTGTCAGTATTAATGGTTCAAAGAAATATTCATAGCTTGTCACCGTCTGGAATTGAAGAATATTTTACTGAAATAAATACTGAAGGTATTGAAATTGAGTTATTACCTATTGTAAATAAAGCGATTATAGCGAAAGCCTTAAATAATGAGAAATTTAGAAAACTCGAATTAAGAATGGCTTCAGCAAATGAACAATTATATAATAGCCCAATGCAAAAGATAATAGGACCTTTCGCTGAGATGTTTAATTTATTTGAAGGAACGAATTTAGTAATAGAAATTAGTGCAGGAAGATCTAAAAAAGATTTGTCTGAAAGTAAAATGAGAGAAGCTATAGAAGCTATTGAAAATAATAAAAGTATAATATCTTCAGCAATTGTATCAGCAAAAAAATCAGAAGGTGTTCCTGTTGAGAAGTATGATTTAATAAATGGTAAATTATGTGTATACATATCATTTGATTTACCTGATGGAACATTTTTAAAGTCTGATAGTGTTATTGATACTATCAATGCATACTACAATCATTCAAATGGTAGTGGTTATAGAAATCAAGTTATTGAAGCATTAAAATAATTTTTTAAATGGAGGTGGCAATTATGAAAAAAAAGCACCATATTATATTTTGGATTTTTCCGTTTTGTGTAGGTGGTTTATTTATCATGGTATGTCACTTCCTCAAGTTTAATTATTTTGACAAAGGTTTTGATAGTTTAATTGGATCTATGATTAATTTTGCATCTATAATTATAGGCTTTTATTCAGCCTTTTATGGAATATTAATTACAATAAAAGATACTGAATTTATGAAAAATATCAGAGGGTCAAATGTAGAAAAAAATTTGAAATATCAGTTATTCGTGTCATTAATGAGTGCGTTTTTAATACTAATTTTATCAATGGTTATGCAGATATTGCAATATAAAGAAGGAATAGTCACTTCTTTATTTTTCTATTTATGGATATTTTTTGCAGGACTTTTTGTTTCAATGTCTTTTCAAACTATAATATTGAGTTTAGAAATAGTTTTTGAATCAGAACCTATAAAAAAGAAATTTATTAACAAATAATAGTTTATTAGTAATACTGAACGTAAGAATAGGTAAATTAAGTCGCTAACTAAGCGGCTTTTTTATTTTGTGTTAACAAGGAGGAAATGGAAATGGAATATAAGGATGCAGTTGATGTAGTGAAAGATAGCAAAGGGAACGAGATTAAACTTCATGATGTATGTAAAGTTTTGGCTACTGGCGAAATCGTTATTGTCGAAGAAGGAACAAATAAACATCATAAGACAAAAGGTTTAATAGCGATTAATGACGTTATCGGATTGCAAGATTGGTTAGATGTTTATCCTAGCGGAACATTAGAAGTTGTTGGCAACATGGCTGTTTCAGTGGATGACTAATTATTTTGTGTTAGGAGGGAAGTCAATTGCGGTACTGGTACGTATCAATCAATAACTCTTATAAGCACAGAGGAAGCAACGTGCGCTCGATTCAAATGAAACAGGAGCATTCTATTGTGGAGTTAACAGAACAAGCTACACCGAAAGAGATAGACAACTGTAAACTTATCTACCTTGGTCGTGGATGGTGGAGTGATAAGCACATACAGGATAACTACAAAAGATTAAAAGGAGGGAGCAATCATGCCTAATAACAATAAGTTATTTAGATTTGAAATAGATGGTGAAGGAGTTCCTAAGGTATTTATTAATGATGTCGAGGTCGGAGTTGTCACGTTGTCATATCAATATGGAACTAGTGGTACGGACAGTGGTGGTGTGTGTTCAGTGATGGCAACTGTTGTGACAAAGGACACTGACGAACAAAGTGTCTTCCATTGTGATTTGATATCCAAAGAAATTTTCTATCAATAGATACTAAATAAAAGGAGAGATTAATAAATGCTACTAAGTGAAGCAATCGAAAAAGAATATATGATCCTAGTGATCAATGAAGAAACTGCAAAGAGATTGAGAAAACAATTTAAGTACCAGTTGATTAGATCATATAGAACAAAGACTTTAGATGCATGTAAAGGATATCTCATAGATGATGCGTGCGATGTCACGAAGATGTCAATTGATGTCGATGGCTTAGAAAATGTTAACTACGGTTCTGTACTCAAGAATGAATATCTGGACGTGCTAAAGACATGTGAAGCCCTGATAGCAAGTCAAGGTGAGACTATCAAATCAGGCATTGCCTTGAGGATATTTGTTGGACACATTCAAAAGTATTTACAAGACTTAGAAGATGCAGGCAACAACTTAGGGCTACAAGAAACGATTGATACTCTAATTAGTTTGACTAAAGAGTTTGATCTGTTAGCAATGGAGACTGGACCATACCAGAAAGAAGCTTACATTAGCAATGTCTTAGCTCCGTTTCTTGGTGGTGAGGACAATGAGACAGCGTGATGAGATTGATCGTTTATATAGCACTGATCGATGGAAGAAGACACGACTAATTGTTCTTAAGAGAGACAATTATATTTGCCAGGAATGTTTGAGGAGAGATCTTGTTGAACCAGGCAACGTTGTCCATCATAAAGTTGAAGCAAGAGAAAATATTGAATTGTTTTTTGATTTAGATAATTTAGAGACAATCTCAATTACTTGTCACAACAAAGAGCATCCAGAAAGAAGCGGTGGACGGAAGAAAAAGAAAGAAAAAAAGGGTGTAGTGAAATTCTTTGCAAATAATGAACTACGATAAGGAAAGGTCGTTATCGAACGGCTAAGGAGCTAATAAGCCCCCCTATGCGACAAAGTTTTGTCAAATTTCTACCCACAACGGTGTAATCCTATCTTCACAGAATTACCGCTTTTCAATTTTTTTACTTTTTTGTAAAAGGCGGTAAAAAAACAACGTATATTGAAAGGAAGTGAAAATAAATGCCCCAACCTACTAAATCAGCTAGACTACAGCTTTTGGATGGAAATAAAAATAAGAAAAATGTTAAAGAATTACAAAAAAGAGCCGAAAAAGAAGATAAATTAAAGATGGGAAATAGCAAAATAAATGCACCAAAATGGCTCGATAAAGAGGGGAAAAAGGCATTTAAATTTCTAAAAAATGAGCTGGTTTCTATAAATTTATTGGATAATGCAGATGTTTACAATCTCGCTTTGTATTGTGATGCTTATTCCGAATATATGATTTACTCAAAAATTTTGAAAGATGATGGCTATGTAGAAACAATCGATGTCACAGAGTACGACTATGACGGAGAAAACGTCTTGGTTCGTGAAAAGAAATTACATTCAAGGAGAGCCCACCCTCTTGCAGCAAAATTGGATAAAGTAGCTCTTAGGATGAGGACATTAGGGAACGATATTGGACTTTCTCCTTCGGCGAGAGCTAAGTTAGCAATTAGTTTAGCTGATGGTGATGAAGATGACGAAGACTACTAAAAAAAATATTCTTAAAATGAATTTTACCGAACTAGAGAACTGGTGGCAAGACTACAAAGATGGGATGGCCAGTTGGGGTGGATATCTAACTTCACCGTATCCAGGGTTGCTAGCAACATGGTATGCAGAATGTGTTGTTGACTATTCTAAAGTAAAAAATAAAAAAGATTTGAGCCCATATGATCAAGCTATGCCGGCTAGTGAATTAAATATACTCGCAGCTGAAAGACATTTAAAAGATTTAGAGAGACAAGGGACGGATGAATTTCCGTGGATATTTGACGAGGAAAAAGGGCATCGTCCAATTCGGTTTATTGAGAAAAAATGTAAACCGTCTAAAGGTGACTTTGGACAATTGGTTTTACAACCGTGGCAACATTTTGTTATCGGGAGTATTTATGGCTGGGTTCATAAAGATACAGGGATTAGACGTTTCCGTGAAGCGGTTGATTTTATTGGCCGGAAAAATGGAAAGACAACAAAAGTATCTGGATTGGCTAACTATATGCTTGGTGAAGATGACGAAAATGGAGCGAATATTTATATTTTAGCCAATTCGCAGAAACAATCAAATATTTTGTTTGAAGAATCAGCGGCAATGGTTAAAGCGTCACCTTATCTTTCTAAACGATTTAAACCGATGGCTAGAGTTATTAAATTTCCTAAAAAGAATTGTACGATGGTGGCCATGTCTGCAGAGAAGAAAAAAGATGGTGAAAATCTGCATTTTGGTTGTTTTGATGAAGTGCACGATTTTAAAGATTATGTACTAATCAACGTAATGAAACGTTCCAGAGCGATGCGTAAACAGCCATTGATTATGTATATAACTACAGCAGGAACTGTTTTAGATGGTCCTCTTATGGATATGTATGATCAAGGGAAAGAATGTTTAGAAAAATACGATGACAATTTAGATGAACGTACTTTTTATTATTTAGCTCAAATTGATAATTTTAAAGAAGCGGATAATCCGGAAATGTGGATAAAAGCCAATCCGAATATTTGTTTAATGGATATGGTTAGTATGATTACGGATTACAAAAAAGATAGGAAAAATCCTCAAGAACTTGCTGACTGGATTACGAAACAATTTAATCTTTTCAGTGATATTGACGAACTATCATTTGTTGATATGACCACAATAAATAAGAATAATAAAGAAATTGATTTTGAAGCTATTAAAGGGAAAGAATGTGTTGCAGGTTATGATTTATCCGAAACGGAAGATTTCACTGCAGCTGATTTGGAGTTTCCTTTATATGAAAGTGGAGAAGTTGTTGTTTTATGTCACTCTTGGATATCTCAAAAACGGTATGACAAGGATAATAATAAAGCGCGATTAGATCAATGGATTAAACAAGGCGATTTAACAATCACGCCAGGAGATTACGTTGATTATCAATACGTCTATGAGTGGTTTGTTGAACAAAGTAAAATCTACAAAATTATTCAAATCAACTATGACAGAAGAAATGCATTGGTTCTAAATCAATTGCTAACGGGTTATGGTTTCAAAATGGAAGAAACGATTCAAGGGTTTACAACGTTAGGTGGCCCTATGAAACACTTTAAAGAACTATTGCTTGATGGAAAAGTTATCTTTAATAATTCAAAAATTTATAGATGGTATCTTAGCAATGTAAAACTAGTGAAAGATAGAAATCAGAACTGGATGCCTACCAAACAATCGAAGAATCGGAAAATAGATGGATTGGCAGCAACTTTAAACAGCCATACGAAAGTAGTTGAGCTATTAGTGAAACCACAAGGAACTGGGAATGTAGGTTTCATGAGTATGAAAGACATAATGAGAGGAGGTGACTAAGTGAATCGAGTTCAAAAAGTAATTAATAAGGTAACTCCTAAATTTATTAAGATGGCCGTGATTAATAACTATAAATCGAGTAATAATTTTTCATCGTGGTTAGGTAAAACATTTTTTGGTATAGAAAATAGCACACTAGAAACCAATGAAAATATTTTTTCGATTGTTTCGAGATTATCGAACACGTTATCCAGTTTACCTTTTAAAAAATATCGTAAGTATGATCAAATATTTGATGACGAAATGGATAGACTGATTTATAGTCCGAATCCCAATCAAACGTTAGATCAAATTATTAATATTCTTGAAGTTTCAAGAAATACGAATGGGAATGGGTATGCGTTGATTATGCGCAATGTTAGAGGTCAATTTGAACAATTGATCACGTTTAACCCTAATCATGTGGAACCTGTACTTGAGAGCAATTCTAAAGAATTGTGGTATTGTGTCGCTAATTTAGGTAAAACCTACTATTTTCATAATTCGGATATAATCCATGTGAGACATATTGCAGGGAATGGAAATTGGAAAGGGATCAGTCCTATTGCGCTTTTAAAAAATTCAAATGAATTTGATAAAGCAGTTCGTGAATTTTCTTTGAAAGAAATGCAATCGATTAGAGATTCCTTTGTCTTGAAATATGAATCAAATGTGGATGAGGAAAAAAAGAAAGCGATTGTAGCCAATTTTCGTGAATTTTATGCAGAAAATGGAGGGGTTCTATTTCAAGAACCAGGGGTCACTATAGACGAGTTACAACGAAATTTTATTGCTGGTGATATGAAAATATCAGAAGAAATAACACGAGATCGTATTGCGAATGTTTACAACGTTCCTAGCGTTTTTTTAAATGCTAAAAGTGATGGTTTTTCTTCAAATGAACAATTGATGCAGATGTTTGTAAATATGACATTGACACCAATAATTAAGCAGTATGAAAGAGAATTTAATAAAAAACTTTTAGTTAGAGCAGACAGGATAAAAGGTGAGTATTTCAAGTTCAATTTAAATGCATTGTTAAGAGGAGATTCGACAGCTCGGGCAGCGTTTTATCATGGAGGGCTACGAGATGGTTGGATGGCTCGTGATGAAGTGAGGGCTTTAGAAGATTTGCCGCCAGTAGGAGGAAAAGCAAGTGAACTGTTTATATCCGGAGATATGTATCCTCTGGAAATGGACCCGGCATTAAGAAAAATTACAAATTTAAAAGCAAGTGAGGGCGTAGTTGATAAAGACTAGGTCTTTTTTTATTTGAGAGGTGGTGAGAAAATGAAAAAATTTTGGGAAATGAAACAATTAGCAAATACTAAATCAGCAGAAATTTATATTTATGGTGAAGTCGTTGCTTATAAATGGGATGACAGTGACACGACCGGAGCAAGTTTTCAAAAAGATTTAAAAGCACTTGGTGATGTGGCTGAAATTAATCTTCATATTAATTCACCAGGAGGTTCTGTTTTTGAAGGAATCGCTATTGGAAACATGCTTAAGAGTCATAAAGCGACTGTTACTGGTTATGTTGATGCTTTAGCAGCTTCTATTGCCAGTGTGATTTTATCAAGTTGCGATAAGGTAGTCATGCCAGAGAATTCTATGCTTATGATCCATAATCCATATGGCCCTGTCATAGGGAATGCAAAAGAATTAAGGAAAACGGCAGATGATTATGACAAGATTGCTGAATCGTCAGTAATTACTTATTTAGCAAAGGCAAATGGGAAATTAACTGAAGAAAAAATAAAACAAATTATGGATGAAGAAACGTGGCTTTCCGCAAAGGAATCTTACGAAATCGGTTTATGTGATGAAGTCATTGAAGCAGTCCATATTGCAGCGTGTGCAGATGCCAGTATCTTTGAAAAGTACAAAAATGTTCCGTCTCAATTAGTTGTAAAGAATGAGGAAATTGTAACAGAAGAAAGAATTAGAATTGCAGACAATGCAAAACAAGAAAATTTATTAATACAAACAATACTAGGAGGATTATAAAATATGAAAACGATTTTTGAATTAAAACAAGATATGGCTACTTTGGGAAAGCAGATCCAAAAAACAAATAATGATATTACCCAAAAAGCAACCGACCCTACGGTTACGGCTGAAAATTTAAGACAAATGCAGCAATCGAAAGAAGATTTGCAACAACGTTTTGACATTATCAAAACACAACACGATCAAATGGAGTTAGAACAAAAAAATAGTTTAGCTAAAGGAAGTTTTTCTAATGCGACCGATCCAACTCAAAAAGTTATCGATGCAAAAGCAGAACTGATTCGTAAAACGATGGCAAAAGAAGCTGTTTCCGCTGAAATTTACCAAGCTTTGGGGGATAACGATGCAAGTGGTGGTAGTAAATTTCTACCGAAGAATGTTTCGACAGATATTATTGTAGAACCCGTTGCTAAAAATCCGTTGAGAAATTTATCTACAGTAACATCTATTACAAACTTAGAAATCCCCAAAATTGCATTTACAATTGATGATGATGATTTTATTGATGATGAGGATACAGCTAAAGAAATTAAAGCTAAAGGTGATACTGTAACATTCGGCCGACACAAATTCAAAGTGTTTACGGATATCTCGGAAACTATTTTGATGGGAACGAATACGAATTTGGTATCAACGGTAGAAGCTAATTTGCAAAGCGGGGTTGCGACTAAAGAGAAGCGAGTGGCTTTTGCGACTGCACCTAAAAAAGGTGAAGAGCACATGAGCTTTTATGATGATACTGTGGTAGGAATTAAAGAAGTTGCCGGAAAAACTATGTATGATGGAATCATTAATGCGTTAGGGGATTTAGCTGATGAGTATGCAGAGAATGCTTCTGTTACGATGAAACGTTCTGAATACTTGAAAATGATTAAAGAATTAGCTAATGGCGGAGAATCGCTATTTGGTAAAAAACCAGAAGAAGTGCTAGGATATCCAGTTGAATTCTGTGATTTAGCTGTTACTCCAGTTGTTGGCCAGTTTGATTTTTCTCATTTTAATTATGATTTGAATGCGTTATATGAAACAGATAAAAATATTAAAACAGGTATGAATTCGTTTGTTGTTACAGCATGGTTCGATCATCAAATTAAATTAGCATCGGCGTTCCGTCGTGTTAAAATTACACCCTAATGCGCCCCAAAAACCAGCAATTCCAACTAATTTGACTGGGACGACGACTGTCACTCAAGCAAATTTGACATGGGATGATGCTGCAGGGGCTACAAATTACTCGATTTATCGAGACGGTGAAAAGGTTGGAGATTCTGCTATCGCTAGTTACAAAGATACGAACTTAACTGCAGATACTGAATATTCTTATCAAGTAACTGCTACAAACGAAAGTGGAGAATCTGATAAATCAACTGAATTGAAACTTAAAACAAGTGCTGGAAGTGGTAAGTAGGTGAACTTGATTGGTAGAAACTAGTGAGATAGTTCAATTATTAGAGATTGAAAATGAATATGATTTTGAGATGATTGATTTAATGGCTAGCGCTGCTAAAGAAACAATCAAGGGATCAGTAGGAAGCGGAACAGGTTTGTATTTTGAGAACAGTCAACTGTATAAGTTGGCTGTTTTGTTTTTGACAAATTACTATTATAGAACGAGATCAGCAACTACTGAAAAACAAGTAACTGAAATACCTTTTGGCTTTCAACAATTCATTTTACAGTTAAAAGGAATTGATTTTGCCCAAGTAGAACAAGACTATACTATTTTCTATCCGATCGTTTCGATAGAGAGTGCAATGCTGATGCTTCGATTAGACAGTGTTTATGAACCGTATTTAGAATTACTCGTTCAAGCTTCTATTGAATATATAGTGAATGCGGTTGGTATTGCAGAAACTGGATTTTACGAAAAGAGTAGTAATTTTAAATTAGGGGTTATTTTGTTAACGGATCACTTTTATAAATTAAGGATGTTCGGAAGTACGAAGTCAGTATTTGAAATACCGAATGGAGTGAATTCAATTATTTTGAAGTTGAAGGGTGATTATTTATGCCGATAACAGAAACTGCAGAATTGAATAAGAGGTTAACTTTTTTTGTAGAAGTACCAGGAAAAGGACCGCACAATAATCCGGTTAAAAAGAGAGAAAATAAATATAGTTGTTTCTGTGCTTTGAAAAAGAAGTTTATAAAAGATTTGGCAACGGATATTGGAACTAAGTTTGAAGATACGACTACTTTTGTCATCCGAGAAAATCAAAAAGAAGTTCCAGAAAACGATTGGAAAATAGCGTTTAAAAATAAAGGAATCGAACAATTTTATGACATTGTGACCATTAATCCAGATGTGGATGATGAATGTTTTATGGTCATTATTGCAAAGAAGGTGAAATGATGGCAGTAACAGTAACGGGACAACTAGAACTAGATAAAAACTTAAAGGAAATCGCTGCTAGGTTTCCTAGGGTTAGAAATAAGGCTTTAAAAAAGGCTGGTGAAGCTGTCCGTTTAAGATTAGCTGTAAATACTTCTTATAATGCGAATAGGAAGTCGGATAGAAAATGGAAAGCTCAACGACAATATGAAAAGAAAACGGGAAACGTTACAGTTTTTCCGCATATGCGTGATGATGTTGTTGCTTCAAATGTTAATTCTGTAGGTGAGTTGAAAATTGGTTATAGCGAAAAAACCTATTGGAGAGCACACTTCCCTAATGGGGGAACAATTAATCAAACAGGGACTCACTTTATGGAAAAAACAGAAGAAGAAATGGAAGCTGAAGTAATGGAAATCATGGCAGCGGAATTAAAGGCAGGGCTAGGATTATGAAGCCTTTAGATCATGTTGATGAAGCCAATAAAGTAATTCTAGGAAATTACCGGATTGTGGAATTGGTAGATAAGGAAAAAATTTGGTCCATTAATATTCCGGAAGAACATCGGAAAGTTGAAAGTGCGCCGTTAATTCGTATTAATGACGTAATGAATAAACCTTATGATTTTTCAAGTGATCGGCCGTTAAATTATGTCTGGATTGTCTATGTAAATATCTGGTCAGTTGAATTGGAAACGATTAATGAAATTGGGATGTTAATGGATAAGAGTTTTGAAGAAAACGATTGGACAGTGGCTGACGGTGATCAGATTGAACCGGATGCCGACATGGAAGAACTTTATATCTATGGCCGTGTGTACAGAAAAATTAAACAAGTCTAATAAGCAGATCCTTTATCAAATTTGATAAGGGATTTTTTTAATACAAAAAAACGAAATGGAGAGATGTAAAAATGGCAACTTTAGGATTTAAGAAAATTATAATTGGAATTTTAGACGATGAGGAAAAAGTGACGAAAGTCTATGAAATGGACGCAAAAGAAGGCGGTGCGATTGAGGCGAAAATTACCGGACTAGCACCGGAGACGACTAAACTTCCAGCAAGTAACGTAAACTTTTATGTTTCAAGTTCTGGAACAGGTGATACAAAATTAAGCTTAGGTATTGCTGACTTACAAGATGATGCTTTAGCTGCAATCGTTGGAGCGCAAGTTGAAAAAGGAATCATGAAAATTGATGATAAAACAAAAGCACCTTATGTAGCTGTTATTTTGGAAACAGAAGGTCTTAACAACGAACCAATTTATATTGCCTTAACAAAAGGAAAATTCTCACGAGATGGGGATGAACTAAAAACAGGTGATTCTAAAGGGAAAGAAGTCAATACTGATTCTTTAGAAGGAGAATTTATTTCTCGTGGATTCGATGGTCTTGTGTATGCGAAAGGTCGTCAAAAAGCAGCAGAATTCGATTACAAAGAATTTGAAGCGCTAATTTTCAATGGGTACACACCCAGTTAAGCCCCAGAACGTTAAGTCTACAGCTAAAGATGCGACAAGTGTATCTTTAGCTTGGGCTTATGACGGAGGGGCGAACACAACGTTTAGTATTTATCGTGATGATAAAAAAATTGTAGAAGATATCGAAGAAATGAAATATAAAGATGAAGGGCTAAAAGCAGATACGACTTACAGTTATCAAATTGTAGCAGTAACTGAAGGCCGGGAATCAGAAAAAAATGATCCGTTACAAGTGAAAACCAATCCGGTTGAAAGCGGGGATAAACCAAAATGATTAAGTTGAAATTATTAACTATTGATGGAACAGAAAAAACAATCTCGAAACCGAATGGAACGGCTAGGGATATGTTGAACTATTTGAAATTTGTGCAAAAAGTAAATACAGCTGTTGAATCGGGTAATCCTATAGATGAGGCTGATCAAGTTGAAGCAGTTGTCGAGTTGTTAGTTGGGATTTTTTCAGACCCAACATTTACTTTAGATAATGCATTAGATTTACTTCCTACCGGTTCTGATTTTTGGAAAGTATCAAATGAAGTCTTTATTCAAATTATGGGTGGAGAAGATCAAGAAAAAAAGCAACCGACGGAAATTTCACAGTAGATGATGCAATTGATCAGATAGAAGGCATGTACGAAGTTTTGATGGACAAATGGTCTATTGGAGACATCCACGAATTGGATATCCCGTTCTTTTGTCGTTTGATGGATAGAAGGATTAAAGAGAAAGAAAAAGAGCGTTTAGACGATATAGAGGCGTTTTATAGCAAGATTTAAGAGTTAGCAGTTGCTAGCTCTTTTTATTTTTGAGGAAAGGAGGAAAAAAATGGGAAAAACAAACGGAAAGCCGTTAGGTAATTTTGTTATAGGTTTATCTATGGAAGGCACAGAAATGGCGAACACGCTAGATGAAATCAAACGTGTCACCAAGATGGCCACCTCGGAAATGAAAGCAAATTTATCTGTATTGGGTGCAGCAGGTGATCAATATGCTAAAAATGAATCAAAAATAAGTGGTCTAACTAAAGTGATGACGGCACAAGAAAAAGAGTTAGAAGCATTAAATAAAAAGCATAAAGAAGCCGTTGATACCTATGGTGAAAACTCAAAAGAAGCTCAAAAGTATGCTAATCAAATTAATAATGTAGTGAAACGTCAAGCTGCTTATACCAAAGAGTTATCAGATGCGAAAATTAAACAAGAAGAGTTTAGACGTGGCACTCAAGACATGAAAAAAGAAATTGAATTAATGGAACGTTCCACTAATTCAAATATTTCTACTCTTAAATCGCAGAATAAAGAAGTATCTGCAAGTGTTTTACAACTGAAGTCTTTGAAAGAACAAAGAGAAAAACAAGCAAAAGTTATTCAGGATGAAAAAGCGAAGCTTAATGATCTAATCGAGGCAAAAGGAAAAGATAACCTTGAGACGAAAGAACAAGCAGCCGTTCTTGATGAAGCGATTGCGAAACACTCTAAAATGGGGCAGTCAATTGATGACCTCGATAAGAAGTACGGTAAAATGTCAGATGCTCAAGCAGCGTTTAAAGACAATGTGAATGAAACGCAAGAGAAAATCGACAGCTTTGCGGATAAAACAAACAAATTAGGGAAAAACATAACAACAAAAGTTAGTTTACCAATTGCTGCAGGTTTTACAGCGGCTGCAAAATCTTCTGTTGATTTTGAAACAGCTATTACTGGTGTTTACAAAACTGTTGATGGAACGGATGCAGAGTTAAAAAAGATATCTGATGGCGTAAGAGAAATGGCACTCGTGATTCCAGCAGGAACAACAGAAATTGCGGGAGTAGCAGAAGCAGCTGGACAATTAGGTATTAAAACACCTTCTATTTTAGGATTTACGCGTTCCATGATTGATATGGGACAAGCAACAAACTTAACAGCAGAAGACGCAGCGATGCAACTTGCGAAATTTGCGAACGTTACAAAAATGAATCAAAAAGATTTTGATCGATTGGGTTCTTCAGTTGTTGATTTAGGGAATAATTTTGCAACTACCGAATCAGATATTGTAGCAATGGCCTCTCGTCTTGCGGGTGCGGGTTCACAAGTTGGACTATCCGAAGCGGACATTATGGGACTTTCTGCAGCTCTTTCAAGTGTTGGTGTAGAAGCGGAAATGGGCGGTTCGGCCTTTTCTAAAGTAATGGTTAATATGCAAGTTGCTACAAAAACAGGTCTAACTCAGTTGAGGGATTTAGAAAAAACAACTGGAATGACCCGTCGTGAATTAGAGCTGATGCAAAACTTGAACGGAAAAGGTTTTAAAGAGATGGCTGCGGATATGGGAAAAACCACTACCGAATTAGGAAATATTTTAAAAGCCGGAAAAAATCTTGAAAGTTTTGGTGCAATTGCAGGAATGACTGCAGAGCAATTTAAACAGGCATTTGAAAAAGATGCTGTCGGTGCGATTGGTTCATTTGTTAATGGGTTAGGTACTGCAGAAGAAAAAGGCACATCTGCGATAGAGTTGCTAGACGAAATGGGAATTCGTGAAGTTCGTCTTCGAGATTCTTTGTTAAAAGCTGGTAATGCAAATGAACTGTTTACAAGTGCAGTCCAACGATCCAACAAAGCATGGAGTGAAAACACAGCTCTTACGAAAGAAGCAGAAACGCGTTATGCGACTACCCAAAGCAAAATTAGTTTAATGTTGAATACTCTTAAAGAGTTCGGAATACAAATTGGCGAAATACTTTTGCCGACTGTAAATAAATTGGTTGACACCACAACGAAATGGTTGCGTAAATTTAATGATCTTGACGATGGCACGAAACGTCTGATTGTTAAAACAGGAATGTTAACAATGACGATTGGTCCGTTGATTTTAGGTGTTTCAAAAACTGCTAGCGCCTTTTCATTGGTGACGAAGCACGGCGGAAATGCCACGATGTTGTTAAATTTATTTAGTAAAAATGCAGGGGTATCTACTTTAGCAGCCCGTTCTATGACGCCAGGTGTTGGAGCAACAACAACTGCAATGTCTGGATTAAGTGCAGGAACAGCTATAACAGGTGCTTCGATGATGAGTGTATTAGGTCCGATTGCTTTAGTTGATGGTGGAGTCGTTGCGTTGAGCGCTGCAGTTCTGTATGGAACTAAGAAATATGCAGAGTATCAAAAAGAACAAGATAAAGTAGATGCTAAAATTGAGAAATTTGGCAGTAATGTTTCTGATTCGACTGCGAAGGCTGCGGATAGTTTTGTAACGATGCGAGATCAAGCGAAAGTTCAGCTTGATTTATTAGAAACAGCGACCGATGAGAACGGGAAAAAAATATCTTCTAAGATTGTTGAAAATTATTCGGGCATGGCCACCGAAGTCGTTAAAGCAATTTCTAAAACGAGAAAAGAAACTGTTGAGGCATTGAATGGAATTAAGTTAGACGTTGGCGCTGGTGGCGATGAATGGTTATCGTCAGTACTAAATCAAGCGACAACTTCTTACGATAAAGATGTTGAGGATGTTGAGAAAGCGAAAAATAGAATCAATGAATTATTGAAAGAAGTTGGCGGGAATTTACAAAATTTAAACGCTACTCAAAAACAAGAATTTGATTCGCTTAAAGGGTTTATTGATGAACATACAGGTGTCTTTGCTAGTTCTTATAAAGATCAAGAACGACTTTTAGAGGCTTGGAATGAACGGAAAGAAACCCTTTCAGAAAAAAGCTACGAAAAAGAGCAAACAAATGCTAAAAAAATGCGTGATAAAGCACTAAAGGCTGCAGAAGATGATTATAAAAAAGGGTCAAAAGCTATTACTAAAGCATATGATTCTGGCGCAATCAAAAGCAAAGAAGATTTTGACGGATTAATGAGTGCGTTAAATGTTCAACGTAATAAGCAGCAAGCAAAAGCGAACGCCTCGTATGCACAAACCGATATGGCTTTATCTAAACATATCGAAAATACCGGGAAAATCAATTTACAAACTTTACAATCCTCCGAAGATGCTAAAACCTATATTCAAGGGATGGGCTATAAATACTTTGATGAACATACGAAAAAAATGTATGACTCTGAAAGCGAATGGATAAAAGCGACTAAGAAGCATAATGATGAGTATGTGAAAAATAGCAAAGAGTTGTCGGGTGCAACGGTTAAGAATTTAAGTGCGTTTGAAAAATCCCAAAAAGAAATTTATGAAACAATCGGATTGTTACCTGGTGAAGCTGCTAAACGAGCAAAAGAAGATCGTCAAAAAATTGAGGATGAATTGACCAAAGCCGGCACTAAGATGTCAGCAGTAGCTAAAAAAATCCACGATGATTATGTTGGTGGATTGAAAGGCGCAGATGATGGCCAAATTGCAGAAGTTGCTAAGTCGTGGGGGTTAGACCTTGCGAATGAAACAGATTTAATTGACTTTGGTAAGTATGGCCAAAAAACCGCAAAACAATTCTTTGATGATTTTAAGAGTGGGAGCGAAACGGGAGCTGCCGAAGCTAAAATTTATTTCAAGACAAAATTAGAAAGCATTACTGAAGTAGACCTTGCGAAAATTGGAGAAGAAAATATTGCTAGTTTACGTCAAGGATTATTATCAGGCTCTGTTACATTTGATGCTTTAGCAGATAAATTCGGTAAAACAATTATTGGGTTGTTTCCTAATGATTTAAATGCGTTGGGGCAACTTGAAGTAGATACATTGAAAAAAGGATTAGAAAGCGGTCAAATAGATTCGCAAGAATTGAAAAATAAGTTTAGTGAACAATACGAAAATTTATTTAACAAGAACTTAACCGACCTTGGAGCAGATGAGATAGGAACGTTGAAAAAGGGTCTTGAAATCGGGTTATATAGTAAAGATGACTTGAAATCGAAATATGCGGAGCAATTAGAGGGTTATTTCAAACAAGATTTATCGCAAATTTCTAAAGATTCGATGGAGACGTTGAAGGTCGGATTCGATTTAGGTGTACCTGGTACAAAAGAGAAGATGGAAGCTATTGCCAAACTGGTTAAAGATTCTGCGACGATTGATTTAGGCGACAAAGGGAAATTTTCTATGAAAACACTTGTGGAAGGATATGAACAAGGGAAATTAACAGTTGATGAATTTATGAATGGTTATAGTCAATTTATGAATGACAAATCAAAACTAAATTTAAATTCTAATGGAGAATGGACCGTCAATCAATATGCAAATGGAATGGAAGTTGCGAAACCAAACGTTGAACAAAAAGCAACGGACGTCTTTAAGGTAACTCAATCGGGTTTTGAAATGACAGAAGCTTCTTATGGCAAGGGGACTGCCGGAGTCAATAGTCTGATTCAAGGGATGATAGACCGAAATGCAGAAGCTGAAAGAAACGCTGCGTTGGTTCGTTCAAACGTTCAAGGTAATTTCAATCCGTTAATTGGACTATTGTATCAAACAGGTTCAAATGGGGTTCTAAATCTTGCTCAAGGCATTATCGATAAAAATGGAAATGCAGGAACAAATGCAAATTTAGTATTCCAAAATGTACAATCGAATCTTGAAATGGGGAAACCGTCTTACGATATTGGGGTAGGCGGAGTTACAAACCTAGCTCAAGGGATTATTGATAAGACGATCGATGCAGAAAAAAATGCTCTTAACGTATCTGTAGGAGTTACCAAACAATACAATAAAACAATCGATTCTAGTAATGATTTAAGTAAAAAATTGGGTAGTGATGCAAAACTTGATAGGTTGCTTATTCCTGGATTTAAAACAGGGACGAAAGGCGCTTTGAAATCGGCAACACATGCCTTTGTTGGAGATGGTGGCGAGCATGAATTAATTGATTATGGTAACGGTAAGATGGCCATGTCACCAGACACAACTACATTAACTCATTTACCAGCTGGAACCACTGTTTACAATGGAGGTCAGACCAAAGAAATTCTAAAAATGATGAACCAGGCTTCTTCGATTCCTATGTTTGCAAAAGGGACTGGCGGAAGTGTCTTGGATTGGTTCGGCGGAAAAATGGAAGGTTTGTTCGAGTTTATTTCAAAACCATTGGAGCTTTGGAAAAAAGTTGTCCACAATTCTTTTGACTTATCCACATTCAAAGGAGACTCTGGTAAAAATATTGGTACGGGCGCGCAAGAGTTTGCGAACGCACGTACGGATTGGATTCAAAAGTTAATTCTTTCTTCTACAGTTTCGCCTCCGGGGGCAGGTGCGGAAAGATGGCGCCCAATGGTAGGAAGAGCTTTGGCCATGAATGGATTACCGACAAGCGAAAACTATGTCAGTGCTTGGTTAAGTCAAATTCAATCTGAAAGTGGCGGTAACGAAAAAGCGGTGCAAGGTGGCTATGTTGATGTAAACACCTTATCCGGAGATTTAGCAAAAGGGTTATTACAAACGATTAGCGCGACATTTAATGCTTATAAACATCCTGGACATGGGGACATTTTTAACGGTTTTGATAACATGTTGGCAGCGATGAATTATGCTAAGAGCCGTTATGGAGCTTCTGAAATGTTAGGAGTCATTGGTCATGGCCACGGCTATGCGAACGGTGGGATTGTGTCCCAACATCAAATCGCACAAATTGCAGAAGGAAACAAACCGGAAGCGATTATTCCACTTGATCCTTTGAAACGAACAAGAGCAATGCAGTTACTTGCCAAAGCCAATCAAATTGTTGGGTTTGATTCGGGATCTCAAGTAGTAGTGAATCATGACAATTCAGATATTGTATCGGAATTAAAGGTACAAAATATTCTGCTGCAGCGACAAACAACTGCTTTGCAAAGTATTTTAAGAATGGTATCAGAACGACCGGAAAAAACAAATGAATTAAAAGGAATATTTGATTTATTTGATAAAACAACCGGAGAAAGAGCCAGATTAGAGGAGGGGGGAATTATCACATGATGCGAGATATTACGTTCTTAGATAAAAGTTTTCAAAATGATTTTGGTTGTCAGGTTAAAAGCGGGAAAGTTCCTCCCCCTAATAAGAGGAAAAATAAGCAACAAGTCGCGTTTTCTAATTACGTTGAGGATTTCAGTGAGTTGTATGGAATGCAGGTTTACGAAGAGAGAACCTTAACGTATGTCATTCATTTGATTGATTATAAAGGTGTCAGCTCTCAAAGAGTATATGACTTAGAAGAGGAAATTAATAATTTTATAATGCCTGGTATGCGCGGTCAATTGATTGATAGTTTTATGCCAGATGTTTACTTTGAAGCTGAAGTGATAACAGGTCCTGACTTGGAATTGCTGAAAGAAACAGGAGAACAAACGATTGAATTTGTGGCGTATCCTTTTAAAATATTTTTATTGGAAGAAGGAAACGATGAATGGGACCCGTATAATCTTGAGAAAGGGTTTTCCCAACTTACAGAATATCAGATTAACGGAGTACAAGAAATCAAGTTGTGGAATGTAGGAGTCAATCTTTTAAATCCAGTAATCGATTCAAGTGAGCGAATGACAATTGAAAAAGAGGGGCAGATTTATGAAGTTCAAAAAGGTGAAAATAGATTTATAGACCTTCCTTTAATGCCAGGTGAAAACAATCTTACTATTAAAGGTAATGGATTGATCACATTCCATTTTCACAGGGAGTTGATCTAATGCATCGAATTTCTATTATTAACAATGGAATTGAAACGATTATTCATTCTGGGAATAATAGTTCCTTGAAAATAGAAGAAGGGACCATTGTGCAAGGAATTAATGTGATCAATAGTTTTACATTTTCCATAACCTCTATTAATCCAGGATATGGGAAAATTAATCCTCGTAAAACATTTCTTAAAATTGTGAATACAAAAAATAAAAAAATAGAATTTGAAGGTTTTATTTTAAAAGTTAATGGGAAAATGGACTCTGACGGGATGTATAAGATAAGTTACACTTGCGTTGATGAACTCTACTATTTAAAAGAAACCAAACAACGTCATGGCGAATATCATGATAAAACACCTAAAGAATTTTTGACAATTATATTAAAGAATCATAACAAACGTGCAGATAGCGATAGACAATTTCAAGTGGGAGAGGTAACGGTTACCAATTCGACAGATAATGTTTATCGCTATTTGGATCCAACGAAGAGTACGTGGGAGAATATTTTTGAAAAGTTGATTGATGGAATGAAAGGTGAGTTACGGGTTAGAAAAGAAAATGGTGTCCGTTATCTTGATTGGCTAGTTGAGATAGGAGAAAAAAAAGAAAATCCTAAACTATCAATTGGAAGAAATTTGATCAGTTCAAGTGAGAGTGACGATTTAGAAGAGATCTACTCTCGTTTAATTCCTTTAGGTGCTCGAGTTGAATCGGAAAATAAAGAAGACTCTGATGTCTCTCAAGCTAGGGTGACGATTGAAACCGTTAATAACGGAAAAGATTATATTGACGACCTAGAAGCGCAGCAACTCATTGGAGGAATAAAAGAAGAAACCATTGTTTTTGATGATGTTCACGAGCCTTCAACTTTATTGAAAAAAGCAGAAGAAGCAAGAAAACAAAACGCTTTCAAAAGAACAATTGAAGTGAATGCGCTTGATCTGTTTTTGATTGGTAAAGAGGTTGACTCTTTCGAAGTATCGAATTATTACATGACGAATACGCCATTTTTATCTAAAGGTTACATTCGAGTGATTGAGAAGCGAATTGATGTTTTACGTCCCTGGGAATCCAGTTTGACGATAGGCGAAAAAACAGAACGTGGAAGTAGTTATCAAGCGAAGTTAAGTAATGTAGGGAAAAAGGTTATTTCCATGCGTGAAGAAATGATTGCTCAAAATAAACGCTACAACAGCTTGTATAAAGGTGTAAACGAATCATTAACTGAAAACAATAAAGAAATTGAAAAACAAAGAAAAGAAATGGAAGAAATGAACAAAAAGATTAAAAAGTTAGAAAACCAAATTAGTCCACCAGATCCAACAGAGCAAAAAGGCTCGGATATATCAGAATACAACGCAAGTATTGATTGGGCGAAGTTTAAATCAACTGGTCATACGTTTGTCATGATAAAAGGCGGTTACGGC